CCATATTTCTATTACCTGTAGTTATGGATGAACCAGATGAATAACCAACTGCTACATTTTTATCACCTTGTGTTATTGCATCTAAAGCGGCTAAACCAACTCCTGTATTTTTTTCAGCAGAGCTTAAAGTTCCTGTTGTAGCATGTCCTATTAATAAAGAATTTGCAAAATTAGTTCCACCAATTTTTAAAAAATCACCTGTAGGTGAATTAATAACTGGACTTGTTAAAGTTTTATTTGTTAAAGTTTGTGTTCCTGTTAAAGTAACATCCCCAACATTTTGTGGTGTAACTTGTGTAAATGATATTGAATCTGATCCTAGTGTTGCATCAGAGTCAGTGCTACATAAAAAGAATTTATCAGCATTAGATGAACCTTCTTGGATAATAACCATTTGACCAGCTAGTTCTCCAATAGCATCAAATTGTGAATCTCTACCTGCTGTTCCTGAAGATACAACTGTATAAATACCATTTTGTGAAGCTGTGCTTTGATTTTTAACTAATACCCTATTCCCTGTTGCTAATGTAATTCCATCTAAAGTATCTCCATTTTGTAAATCTGCTGTCAAATCTACATTTGCTGTAGTAGCAGCTCTACAAATTATTCTAGTTCTAAGTCCAGCAACAGCATCATTAACATAAGATGTAGCTGCTTTAGCATCTAATTGAGTTTGAATAGCTGAACTAACACCATCTAAATATCCTAATTCTGTTGATGTTACATCTGATACTGCAATTTTTTGTGAACCATTAGATATAACAGCTCTGTTAGCAGTTAAACTTTCTGTATCAATTGTTGAAGCTGATCCAGTTATAGTTGCTTGTTTAGCATCTAATTGAGTTTGGATTGCAGAAGATACTCCATCTAAATAACTAAGTTCTGTGCTTGTTACATCGCTAACAGTTACATCTCCATTACTATCTGAATATAAAGCTCTTGATGCAGTAAGATTTTCCATTTTAGAAAATGCTATAGCTGCAGAAGCACTTACATCAGCATTAACTATTACACCTGAACCAATAGCTGCTGTTCCTGTTGTTCCAATTGAAATATCTCCAGATATAACTACTGGATTAAAATTTGTACCATCTGCTATTAAAGCTGCACCAGATGTATTAGTACCCATAGTAATATCATCACCTGATACTGTAAGATCACCAGTAACAACTACATCATTATTAAATGTAGCTTTTCCTGCTGCTGACATATCTATTGTTAATGCGTCAATTGCACTGCCACCATCATTACCTTTAATAATTACATCTTTATCTGATGTTGTAGATTTAATAACTAAATCTGTTGATGAGTTAGTAATTTCTCCAAATTGAGTACCCCCATCATAAAATTTTATATCTCCACCATCTGCATCTAAATGAATATCACCAGGAGCATCTAGTGTTACATCTGTAGCACCATTTGAAACTATATCTAATGTAGTTGTTCCACCATCTTTAACAGTTACATTAGCACCATCAGCATCTAAAATAATATCTCCAGATGCGTCAATAGTATAATCTCCAGTAATTGCTGGAGTCTCAGGTTGAGATGTATTAATAGCACTTGTAATTCCTAAATGTACTGAAGTTATAGATTCATTTGAAAGAGAACCTGAATCCCAAGCTACATTAACTGTTGTGTTTGTTGAAAATGAGCTTGATGTAATTGATCCATAAATTGTACCTGGTGTAGATGCTACTACTTTAACTCTACGCCCAGCATGATAAACTGAAGTTACATCAACTCCTGCAATTGTAAAACTTGTAGAAGATGCGTAAGCTGGCGTGTAAGTACCTGCACCATCTCCATATTCGATCCATTCAGCAGAATTAAACTGCTGTCTGATGTCTGCCATAATATCTCTAATTGCATTATTGATATTAGATGGCACCATACCTTCTGCAACAGATACAGAATTTGAACTTGTTGCTGTATTGTTTGCTGCTGTAGTATCGTATTTTCCTATATAACTTCCTGCCATAATTCTCCTAATTCATAAACCAACTGTAAGCTTTATCGCTTTCAGTATTATTTTTATTTATTAATTCATTAACACTAGATTCCAATTGTCTTTGAAAATACTCTTGTGCTTCCATTGAATATCTAACGTTATCTATATTATTTTCATCACTCAATTTATTTACCTACTTTTTTCATTGCTTTTTTATGTGCTTTTGTAAAAGATATACCAGCTTTCATGTCTTTAATCATTTGATTCATATGTTTTTTACTATGATGACTAGAATGTTTTTTTAACAATTTACGTTCTCTTTTATCTATCATTATCTTACTCCTGCTCTTGATGCTACAAGATCAATTCCTTGTGCATGAGTAAATGAAGTACCTGCTGCTACTTTTACATTTGCTCTAACATATCTTCCAGATTTTCTTATTGGATTAATTCCACTATCTCTCATAGATACTGAACTTGTTTCAGATTCTGTATCTGCTAATCGTTCTCTAGCTTTTACTGTTAATGTTGCTGTTGCATCTACAATAGGTCTAACACCTGTTATATTTGCTCTAAGTCCAGGAAAAGGTTCTAACTCTGCAGTTTCTACTTCGCATTCATTAGAGTTTCCTGAAAAAATTGCTGCTTTATAATCTGAATCTATTCCTCCTAAGAACATTTGTCCACCAGACCAATAGTCAGTATCTAATGCAGCACTAATGTTTTCTAAATTTTCAGAGATAATATCCATTAATTCTACTGTAAAAGCTCCTACAAATTGTGAGAATATTGTACTAGCACTTGCATCTGCTAAAGACCATTTCTTTGTAGCATAATTATATATTATAATTTTATCACAAATTCCAGTAGTATTAGTTGTGTTAGCTGTACTTGGAAATAACCACATAGCTAACTGATTAAATGGATCTACTGCTGCACATATTCTATCTGCATATGCTTTGTTTAAATTAAGATCAAAATATCTATTAACTTTTTCTACACCAATAGGCATAATTTGATCGCCATTTATTTGATAGAAACCATCATCTGCGTAAAAGAATATTTGTCTATTATCCTGACAAACTGTTCTTCCAAATACAGCTCCTCTGTTTGGAGATATAACTGATAATCTAAATACTGTAGCTCCACCAACATAGTCCATACGAATTATTTGGTTTTGTCTAAATACATATCCAACCTCTCCAGAGGTTATTGCAACTACCTGTCCACCAGAACCTGGAAGATCTTGTAAATCAGATTGTTTGCCAGACCAGACAGTAATATCATTAATGCCTGACCATTGAATTCTATTTGTTGCATTTGTTATATTTCCAACAACTAAGAAATCCCTTACAACTCCTGAAACTCTAAATGTAGGAACAGTTCCTGCACTTTGAATTGCACTAAGATTTGCAAAATTAGTAGATGTTCCCATTAGATAATATTGAGGTGCATCTACTCCATTACTTGCTATAACATATTCACCAAATTGAGTGAATGTCCAAAAGTCATCAGCAGCTCCAGTTAAACTAGCTTTTCTAGAAGTAAAAGCTCCAGATGCTAATTGGTAAATATTTGTTCTTGTAGCTACAAAGTTATAAACTGTATTAGAGTTATCTCTAAAAGAACCTGCACCTTTAGAATCTGTACTTACAGTATTTGAACTATAGTTAACTAAAGATGGAAATCTTTTATATGTGTTAGCTGCGTAATATACATTGTTAGCTACATTAGCTCCCTGTTTGTTATGATCAGGTTGATCAGGTAGCCATTCTCCAAAAGGTACTTGCATTATCTAGTCCTATAAAATGATAAGTCGGTTTGAACATCTGTTCTTTGTGTAACAGGTGCTCCACCATATGAATCTTGTTTATCGTTATTTTCAACTCTTTCCATAGCTGTTGCATACATTTGTAACCAATTCTGTACTTGTTGTGGTTCTATTCCACCTAAAAAGTTAGCAGCGTGAAAAAGGGATCCATACAGATATACTGCAGGATGATTTGCGAGCATCCAATTGGATGTGTTAGAGACGCTAAGAGCTGATATAGCTTTATAGTATGATAAGTAACCAGTGTAACTAGTATCAGGAGAAGGACCAAATCTAAAAGTTTCTGTTTCATTATCACTCTCTATTGTGTAAGCTCTAGGTTTTCCAGTTCTAGAACCTCCTTTTGTTTCAAACATATTAGCTGGTGTAATATATTCCAAAGGATATTTAACTGAGTTAGATAAAATATAAAATGATCTAACTGCAATAAATCCTGTTGGTACTGTTTCTGTTTCTGAATCTATTGTAATAGTATCTATTTGTTCCATAGCTCTGATCCTTAACTTTGCGTTAAAGTCAGCTTCTGTAAGTTTTATAAAATCGTCAGAAATTTCATCAGTTAAATCTGTTCTATTTAACCAATTAGCTATTGCTGATTTTAATTCTGAATATGATGATAATGCCATTATAAAGATCCTTCTGCTGTTCTGAAATATCTAAACTCATTAGAGTTTAGTTTCATTCTCATAATTTTTCTTTGAATTTCTTTTGGTAGAGCAAACCAATTTCTACTTCCATTGTATTCATGTGCCCATACTTGTAAGACCAGAGGTGGTACACTAGCAACTCTTTTCATTTCTTTAGATTGAGAAAGCCATCCTCTATCATGATTGTATAAGTCTTTATTTCTTTTCAACAAAGGGTTAACATTTTGTTGATTGTTAATAGTTAACTTACCATCTGATTCCTGGATATATTTAGTTACTATCCCACCATCGTATTCTACTGATCTTACTTTACCCATTATTCAGTCAATTCTGTAGCGTATAATTCTCCATCAGAACCACCAATTCTTAATACTGCAATTTTTTCTCCAGCTGAAACTTTAATAACTTCAACTTCGCCTGCAGGTAAGTAAGTAGTACTTGTAGTTGCTGTTGGTGATACTGCTATATGTATATGACAAGCAATAGTACTTACAACTCTTATGTATGATATATTAGCTGAAAAAGCTGAACTTGCAGAAGATGAACTTCCAGAAGTTAGCTTATGTACAGTTCCATGTCTTAAACCATAGTTCATGTATTATTCTCCTTTTGTTTAGGATATGTTCCCAGAACGTTCCAGGAACATTACTCCTATTTAATTATCTTCTTATAACAAATGTTACGCCAAGTTTTTTAGCTCCAGTAGAACCACCATCTGTAATCATTTCGATAGATCCACCTTCTTCAACTCTATTTGCTGCTGTTGGCGTTGATGTGTCAATATCACCTGCTGCTGAACCTGAGTTAGCAACTGTAATTGCACTTCCAGTTATTGCAGTTCCACCAATTTCAAAAGTGATTGCTGCATCTCCACCAGAAATAGCTCCTTGTAAAGCTGTAATAATTTTAATTACTTTTCCACCATCAGGTACTGCTACGTAAGTTGATGATGCTGTTGATACGTCTGCGATTTCGCCATATATAAAATAGTCGTTTAATGTTCTCATTTTATTCCTTAATTGTTCCGATCCTAACCTATCTCAGATCTTCAATTGTTTGAAATACTGCTGGGCGAGCAGATTTAAGGTTACTCGCCCAAACAGGTAGTATTATTATGAAGTTGTTAAGTCAGCAACAAGTCCTGATGCTGCTTCATTTCTAGACTCAAGAGTAGCTTCTACTAAAAGCTGTCTCTTTTCAGAGTCACCAGTTTTTGACAATTCATGCATAGTGAAGTCTCTTAAGAATGCGATTCCCCAATAATTCATGTCAAGAA